TACATCGCGCGTTTGCCTTGCTTTTCTTCAAAATTTTTCTGCATCACCTACTTGACTTCATACCATTGGACTTTTCTGGGAACGGACACTCCGGGTCGTGCGGGCTGATCTCACGCAGCCCGATCTGCCCCGGCGACTGTGCCCGCGCCTTCGTCTTTTGAGCTTTCCCGGCAGATGTGAAGTGCCGTAAGACAGACTGCCCGTCCGGCCCGGCCATCACGCTGAACCGCTGGTGCGCACCGTCGAAGAACATGGGCCAGCGGCCCAGGCGGCCCTCCTTCTGCTTGTCGATCTTGAGTATCCGCGACTTTGCTGGATCAAGAGGCTCGTCCAGCCACGGCACGCGGTCCTTCGGCCCGGGCTTATAGAGCAGCATCACCACGTCCGCGTCCTGCTCCAGCTGTCCCGTCTCCTTCAGATCGTGCATGGTTGGCTCTTTCCACCCGCCCTGCTTCTGCGGGCGGGCCAGCTGCGCCAGCTCCACCACCAGCGTCCCGCTGGACTGGGCAAAGGTGTGCAGCGCCATGGAGATAGCAGCCACCGCCTGCACCGATCCAGCCCGCGGATCAGTCTCCGGCCGCACCAGCTGGACGTAGTCCACGAAGATCACGTCAAACCCGTAAGCCTTGCTCACCGCCTGGATCTGCGTAGCGGTCATGCCGCTGCCCCGCAGCAGCGTCAACCGCCGCGCCGTGAACTCTTGGCCACCCTCGGCCACCGTCTGCCAGTCGTCCTCCGTCAGCTGCTGGCGCTTGATGGTGTTAAAGTCCAGCCCCAGCACCGTAGATACCAGGCGCTCCGTCAGCTTCTTCTGCCCCGTCTCCAGGGAGAAGAACCCCACGTTGTGCGTCTTAGCCATGTGATAAGCCAGCGCCAACGCAAAAGCCGTCTTGCCGCTGGAGGGCTCACCGCCGATGACCACCACGTCCCCCGGCTCGGTGTACGTACCCTCATCCAGCTCCCGGATGCCATAGCCGATGTACTCCCGTTTCTCTTCGCTGCCCTGGGCGGCCATGAAGTACTGGTAGGCGTCCTTCATGCTCCAGGCATCCACGCCCTGCCCGGTGGCCATCAGCTCACCCAGCGCGGCGATGCGCTCCCGGCAGTCGTCCACGTTGACAGCTCCAGCCAGCTCCGCCGCGATAGCCCGGATGCGCTCCAGTGCCGCCTGCTGGCGGACGATCTCCGCGTACTCCCGCCAGTTGGCGCTGGTGGGCGTGATCTCCATCAGCTGGATCAGCCGCTCCTCAATGCCCTGACCCAGCTTGTCCCGGATCGTCACCGGGTCTACCGGCAGACCGTCCAGCATCAGCGCCCGCGCCGCCTGGAAGATCCTCCGATTGTCCGGGTTGCAGATGTCCGAGGCGTTCACCGCCGCCAGGATGGGTGACACGGTAGTCTCGTCAATGAGCATCGCGCCGATGACGGCGTTCTCCGCGGTCAGGCGGCCCGCCAGGCTGTTCTCAGCCTCTACTGCCATCCGTACACCGCCTCTCCGCCGCCGTCAGGCCCGTCAGGGCCGTCCAGCTCGTCCGCGTCGTGCCACCGCTCTCCGTTCAGCCACGTGGCCACGTGGGGGATGCCGATGTCGCGCTGCCACTCCTCCGTGGCCTTCAGCTTCGCCAGTGCCCGCGCCATGGTGTCGATCAGCGCGTCGTCCGGCTTCAGCTTGTCCCACGCCTGGATGGCCCGCTGCTTGTTCTTCCGCCCCTTGGCGGGATAGTAGCTCCACAGACCCGCAAAGCGCTCCGGCTTCCAGTCCGGCCCGTCCTTGTGCACACGTTTTTTGCACACTTTTTCCCCCTGGGGGGTAAGGGGGGTATTATTAATTATATTATTCCTGTTATATTGTGGGGGTGTAGACAATTTTGCGGAGACCCCCAGACAATTTTGCGGAGACCCCCCCTCCGCAAAATTGCGGAGACCCCCCGGGTACACACCGGCGTAAATGCGGCGCGTCGTGCCCGCGCCAGAGGCCACCATGTCCGTGTCTATGTAACCTCCGTCCCGGAGCGCGGACACCAGCCGCGTCACGGATTTTGCCGACCAGCCGAAAAGCTCCGCGAAGTACTCATTGCCGGCCCAACAGAAGCCCTCCCGGTTACACAAAGCGCTGATCTCGCCGTACAGCAGCTTGGCGTTGGGCGGCAGTTTGTCATCGTAGCGCACGTCGGCGGGGATCACGGCCCAGTAGGCCGGTTGCTCAGTTTTTTTTTGCCAAATTCCTCTCGCCCCCTTGCGAACGTCAAAAATATCTGTTATACTGGTATTGTTCTCACAGGGCATTGTGCCTTGTACCGACTGAACGCTTCCGTGCTCCACCACGGGGGCGTTCTTTTTTTGCACCTTTTCCGCAGCCGTCCAACAGCCGGACGACCGCCGCCGCGCCGGCAGCCGCACAAGCGTACTGCACGACCATGACCCACAGCTCCATGACCTCACCTCCCCTCAGCACGCCTTCGCCCACAGGGCGAACAGCTCGTCCACCGGGATGCGCGTCACCCTCGCCAGCGCCGCGATCTCCTTGCCGGAGCAGCTGGGCAGATCCTTGATGCGGGCATAGATGGTGCTGCGGCTCATGCCCGCAGCCTTCGCCGCGCCGTCCAGTCCGCCGTGGATGGCATAGGCCTGCGACTTGATGCGGATGGCCATGTCCTTGGCCGCGTCCGTTTTCGCGCTCAACCTCGTCCTCGGCATGGTCACACCTCCTTCGCATATTCCAGCGCCAGCGCCGCCTGTACGATGTCTCCCAGCTCCCCAGCGATCTCGTCGAACAAAGCCCGCTCGCCCTCGCTGATGACGCCGTCCTCGGCGATCTCCATTAGCTGGTCGCTGCGGTGGGCCTCGGCGAAGGCCATGACCCGCCGCACCAGCTTGATCACCGCCACCGGCAGCGGCTCAGGCTTGGCCATCATTACGCACTCCGGCAGCAGCCAGGGCTTGCACTGCAAGTGCTGCGCCCCAAGATACTGCGCGTCATAGACCGCCATCATCCGCGTGACCACATCGTCGCCCGGCAGCCGCAGGCCCGTCTCGTAGGCCCTCATGCTCTCCACGCTTACCGCCAAACGCTCCGCTGCCGCTTCCTGCGTCAGTCCGGCAGCTTTTCGGGCGGCCTGATAGATATTTCCGTTGTCCTTCGACATAGACATTTCCTCCTCCCTGTCGTATGCTTTAGCTGGCAGCGTCGGCCAGCAGCTCCGCCTCGGTGCAGCCCAGCAGCGCACACAGCTTCGGTCTGTACTTCTTCAGCGGCGTACTGTCGCCGGCCTCCCACTTAGCCACCGCGGACTGATCTACCTCCACCGCGTCCGCCACCTGTGCCTGCGTCAGGCCGCGCTTTCGCCGGATTTCCTTCAATGACACACTTTTTCACCTACCTTTATGAGATTTCATATTGACCCCGGCGAAAACGGGTGGTATGATAGGCATGTCAGCAACCAAACACACCACCCGTTTCCTCGTCCGATGATACTTTTGGGGAGGAGTACTCGCCGGGGGAAGACGAGTTGTGTCCAACTCAGGCGCAGAGATAAGAGGGGGTAATCGGATGGAAAATGAGAACCGCATCACCGCCGGCGATACCGACGTCCTGAAGTACTTCCGAGAACACAGCCCCGCGTCAGCTTCAGACGCTAAAAAGGCACTCCCGGACACAGGCGCTGTCAATCATCGCATCGCCGCGTTGTCCAAGCCCGATGTCGGCTTTCTGACCGAAGACATGGATACCGACCTGTCGGGAACACGCGAGCTTCACCGGGGTCTCGGAGTCTACCGCATCACGCCCAAGGGCGAGATGGCACTGGACGACTACCTCACGGAGCAAAGGCGGCATCAAAAAGAGCTTTTACTGAAAAGCGTGTGGATGCCCATTCTTGTGTCTATAGCAGCCAATCTAACAATAGCCGGAATACGACAGTTGTGGCCGCTGATACAGCAATGGTTATTCCATACTCCCGCATAAACTCTCGCCATCGTCGCATCTTCTCACCTCCCTCTTGCTCTTACCTGAGGGACAAGTTAATCATAAATGAGTAATTACTCATTGTCAAGCAATTTTAGGTAATTACCTATTTTTCGTAGCTTTGCATAATTCGCATATAGTATGAGGTCACTATGGACAGAGAACTTTTTGTGCAGAATATCAAAGATCGTTGCCGCGCAAAAGGGGTGAAGCCCACAGTGGCTTGCCGCGAGGCTGGCGTAGGGACAAGTTTTATCACAGACATAAATAAGGGCCAAACGCCGTCCGTGGCGAAGGTTCAGATGCTGGCCCAGTACCTGGGCTGTACCGTCAGCGACCTGCTGGGCGAAGATCCTGCGCCGCCCGATCCCGTGCGGGAGGAATTTGCCCGCCTGCTGGAGGGCATGACCGCCGAACAGCAGAACGAACTCTTTGCCTTCATGCTCCGCCAAAAGCGCGAGCGGGAGAAATAAAGCGGTGTCCGAATTGGACACCGCCGGTGAAAATTTGCCTTGACAATTTCACATCCAAGTGCATATAATAGGGGTGCAGGAAGGACCTGCGATGATGCTGTCGTAGAGCGCGACAGCCGCCGGAAAAAGAAAGCTCGATGGATGATTTGTTCGTAGAGCGCGAACAGCATAATCAAAAGAAAGCTCGATGGATGACAAGCCCCCTGTGCTGCACGCGCAGGGGGCATTTTTTTGAGGTGTCTTATGCTGCGACTGATTTACCTGTCAGATAAATTTTACGCTATGTACGGCCACCATCCGGAGATTTTGCAGAAGGATGGCCGGCCCTACGCCTGCCTTGCCGTAGAAGTTGAGGGCTACCGCTTCGCGATCCCGTTTCGGCATCATATTCCCCACAAGTATGCGTTCATTACATACGATCGCTGCGGCTTGGATTACACCAAGGCTGTCGTCATTGAAGATGACTCTATGATAGCTCCGGAGCTGCCCACCGTTGAACGGCGAGAGCACAACGCTCTCAAAGGGAAAGATGCTCTCGTAACTGCGGGTATGCGCCGCTATTACAAGATGCTGCGTGACGCTATGCGCTATCCGGCTAACCCTCACTACGCGAATATTCTGCGCTACAGTGCCCTCAAGTATTTCTTGTGATAAGCGGTGTCCGAATTGGACACCGCGCCTAAAGGCAACCGCTGTTTTTTATCGTCCGCGCCGCTTCCAGCACGTCCAGCTGCGCCGATGGGTCTAAGCTGTCAAATAGTTCCAGTATCTCGTCCCTTCGTTCTTCATCCATCACTCTTCCCCTTTCTGTTTATGCTTAAATCTTAACAGATAGGGCGAAAATGTCCAGTATCCAACGTGAAAAGTGCTGTTTGAAAGTGAAAAGATTGTCGTATTCCGACAATTTTGACATAAACTGGATTTCGAGGAGGCGTACCATGTCCGCACTTGATGACCTATCCGATGAGATTTCTGCGTATCCTAACGCCATTCGTGTCGCCCGAGCCAAGGCCGGCGTGAGCAACGATCAGTTGGCTGAACGCTCGGGCGTTCCGTACTCCACCGTGTGCAAGGTGCAATCCGGCCTGCAGAACATCACCCTGCCGCAGGCAGCTGCCATCTGCGCCGCCCTGGGCATATCGCTGGACGAGCTGATCGTCCTGCCGGACACGCGCCCCGCTAAGGCAAACACCCATGAAATGGAGCTGAAGCTCTCCGACAAAGAAGGTGATGTCCGGGTGCTGGAGGCGGTCAACAAGATGCTTACATTGCAGCTCAGGCGGCTCAGATCGTGCCTGTATGTCACCATGGTGCTCTGTGCCTTGCTGGCGATTGGCCTGATTACGTACATAGTTATCGACGCCCGCATACCGTATGCGGGCTTTATACGAACCACCGGCCTCAGCGGCGGAGCGTGGCTGTTCATCCTTTTGGTTGTCGCAGCAGCGGTCGTCATGGGCGGCCTCCTGCTGAGATTGTCAACAAAATATACAGAAGAAAACACAGAAAGGGGCAAAACATGAAGAAGATTATTGCAACCATCTTGGCGGTCGTATTGGCGCTCTCAATGTGCGCTTGCGGTGCGGGCGGAGGAAATGCACCAGCTGTCGATGAACCCTCAGCGCCGCCGGACCTGACGGGCGAATGGAAGCAGATCAACAGCAATTCCGACGACGCATGGCAGGCCGCTACAATTACCGGGGATACTATTACGATCAACTGGGTTTCTGATGGAGGGGACGTTAAAAGTCTGTACTGGGCGGGCACATTCGTTGCCCCCACCACGACGGACGAACCATATTCCTGGGATTCTCAGAACGACAAGGAGCAGACTTCCCTCGCGCTTCTGGCCAGCGGCGACGACACCAAGACGTTCACCTATGCCGACGGTCAGCTGAGCTACGAAGCCTCTGCTCTGGGCACAACCATGACTATCCGCATGGAAAAGGTTGGCTAATCATTGCGCCCAAATCGGTGTCCAACTCGGACACCGATTTGCACAAAGAGGGGGTATCGTATGCTCTGTAAAAATAAGGGCTGCGGCCGCGAGATCGATGCCGACAGCGTCTATTGCAAGTGGTGCGGCACACGCCAGGTCCGGGAGCAGCGCAGCAAGAACACCGCCCACACGCCAACAGCCCGGAAGCTACCCAGTGGCTCGTGGGCCTGCCGCGTCCGCGTCAACGGGCAGGACGTGTCTATCACACGCGAGACCAAGGAGGAGGCCATTGCCGAGGCCATGGCCATCAAGCACGGCCTGAAGGCACCCGAAAAAGCCGCTTTAACCATGACCTTGAAGGAGGCGTATAGGAAGTACATTGAATCGCGAGACGGCGTGATCTCCCCCTCCACCGCCGCGGAGTACAAGCGCCTCCAGAAGACATCTTTTCCGAGCCTGATGACGATGCCGGTTTCCTCCATCACCTCCGAGCAGATCCAGCGGGAGATCGGGAAAATGGTAAAGAACGGGAAAAGCCCGAAGTATGTCCGCAACGTCGAGGGACTTCTTGTTTCCGTCCTGAAGCAGTTTGCACCAGATTCGAGGATCTCCGTTATTCTTCCGCAGAAGCGGAAGGCAGAGCTGCGCAAGATCGAGGACGCCGAGATCGGCAAGATCATCGCGGCATTCTCTGGCACGGACATGGAGTTGCCCGTGCTCATGGCGCTGTGGATGGGGATGCGTATGTCGGAGATTCGCGGCGCCAGATTCGAGGATATCTCCGGAGGCCGGCTGCATATCTGTCGCGCCATTGTCTCCGGCGAGAACGGTGACGAGGTGAAGCCGCCGAAGACCTTTTCCGGCGATCGCCGGATTTCTGTCCCCGCCCACATTCAGGATTTAATAAATGCCACCGGACGCAGCGAGGGCTACATCGTTCCAGTCTCCGGCCAGACGCTCTATAATCGCTTCATTCGCGGCCTCGACGCCGCCGGCATTCCTCGTTGTCGCTTCCACGATCTGCGCCACGCTAACGCCGCCATTATGGTGCGCTTGGGCGTGGAATCAAAATACGCACAGGAGCGAAACGGCTGGTCCGACGACTGGGTGTACAAGCAGGTCTACGCCTACACGATGGACGACAGGATGGTCGAGATCGACAAGTCCATTGATGCCTACTTTGACAACAAAATGGCAACGAAAGTTTGCGATAAGTGAGTATTTAAGCTACGCATACCGGTTTTTTCAACGGGTTCGACTCCCGTACCCTGCTCCAAAACCAGAAACCGCCTGATTCCAACAATCAGGCGGTTTTCCTTTTATTCACAAGGCTTCGCGGCTCGCCGCGCGTCCGAGTCAGCACAAAACTCGTCCAGTCTTGCGGACGTTTTTGCCATCGGAAAAAACGACTTTTGACAACGAAATGGCAACGGGCTATCCCCGCGGCCGCCGATATGTTCCGGCTGCCTGCGCCAGCAGGAGGCGGAGGTAGTCGGGGCAGCTCCGCGCGCCGCGCTCCCAGTCCTCCAGCGTGCGGGTGGGGATGCAGTAGCGTGTGGCAAAGGCCGCTTGAGACAGGCCGGTGTGCTGGCGGATGTCGCGGATCGTCAGGTGGGCGGCGTCCCATAGACGCTCCAGCAGGTCGATGCGCTCTGCCGGGATGTCCGCGTCCGGTGCGTCGTCCCAGACGGAGGACAGCGACCAGTCGGAAACGAAAGCGTCTCGGTCGGGCGAAGTGATGGCGTCGGCGAATAGGGTGAAAAACAGTTTGTCAGTGATCATGGCAATTTCTCCTTTTTGGCTTCGGTTGGCGTCGATTTCTTCCTGTTTTGGCCACGGCGCTTGGCGTCCGCGCGAAGCTGGGCCTCTTTCCGGTGGGCGGCGGCGCACTTCGGGGAGCAGGTGACGGTTGGGGTGCCGGGGACGATCTCTCGGCCACAGACAACACAGACCTTGACGCCCCGGCGGGGTGTTTCGTGGCGCTTGGCGCGGTAATCGTGTTCGGCGTTCCAGCGGTTGGCCTGCGCACGGTCGATTTCGCGGACGGCATCCGGTGCGCATTTGGGGCAATACTTCTGCAGGCCGGAACGGATGACATACTCGCCGCCGCAGATCACACAGTTATCGATTTCTCCCAGGTGCCGGGAGTAACCGGAGACCTGGTACTTTCGTTCCCGTGTCTTCTGGCGCTCGGCCCGGCATGTGGGACAGTAGCGGGCGCGGGGGCCGCCGGTGAAGGCAACCCCGCAAGTTTGGCAGGTTCGGGTGCGCAGGGTGGTGGATCTGGCGGCGGCAAGGCAGTCATCACACTTCGCTTGTTCGGGGCGATCTGTGGAAAACACTTTGCCACAGGTGACGCATTTTTTCGTTCGCATGGCGGGTGGTCAGCGGTGGGCGACGGGGGAGATCTCGTCGGGGACGTAGACCAGATCCAGATCGTCGTAGCAGTAAATCGCGCCGTCGATAATGACGTTGTCCTCGGTGGCGTTGATGATCTCGCCGCCGGCGCATTCGATGGCCTCGTCCAGCGTCATGCTGTGGTTGGATACGATCTCGCAAATCGTGGTGTTGGTGGCGGTGTCGATAAGTTTCTTCATGATATTTCCCTTTCTGCCGCTGTGCGGCTGCATTGTTTTTTTTGATCTGTCTATATATTACCACGCATTGCGTGGTATGTCAAGTCCTTTTTTCAAAAAAAGAATAAAAAAGATGCACCGAAACGGTGCATCTTTCACCTCACTTTACCAACTCCCACGTGCCGCCTACGCCGCCAGAGCTGTTCATGATCCGCACCAGCAGTTCACCGGGCGTGGGGTTCGCCGACTCTGTGGGCTTCTCCGCGCCACCTGCGCCCTCCAGCCAGTTCAGCGTTCCTTTGTACTCGTACTGGATGCCGCTGGTATTGCCGCTGACAGTGACATTTGTGACCTCGTACACATAGCCAAGGGGCGGGTTGACCAGAAAATCTCCGGCCCTGTATGCAGCGTAATAAGTGGACATCGAGGATGCCGCGCCGGACTGCGGCGTATTGGCGAAGGTCTCCCACCAACATGTGCCGCGCTCGTCCTCTTCCACATACGGAATACCGAACCACTCACACAGCCCCTTGGCCGCGCTCTCGGCGATCTCCTTCATGTGGCTATGGAACCATGTGGCATCCTCCATGTTGTCGTGAAACACGTGCTCTTCGTAGTAGCTCACCGCCTTGGGCTTGTAAAGCTCATACCACTTGGAGTTGGCCACAAGTTTTACCGTGCCCGGGTAAATTTGCTTCCGGTACTTCACCATGATCTCGCCCAGCTTCTTGCCGTGCTTGGAATAGGTGTAGTACATAGGGAAGCAACCCCGGGAGTTGCCCTTTCCGTCTGCGCTGCCGTTGGTGTGGCTGACGTAATGCACGTCCGCGCCCCACGCATCGCTCTCCGCTACGTTTTGCTTCATGATGGCATTGCCGTTGTCGCCGTTCATGGGAGTTCTGCGATAGCCGCGCTTCGTCTCGATGCCGCAGCGGTTCAGGATCGGCTCCAGGATGTCGATGTACTCGTTGTTCTCCAGCGCCTCATAGCACTGTTTCCCGTCCGGCCGCGGATATACACAGGGGTTTGCCCTGTGCATAGCCGGGGACAGGTAGACCTTCGGGGCGGCCATTACTCCGCCTCCTCCGGCTGGCTCTCCGCCTCCACCGGCACGGTCTCCGCCTGTTTCTCCGTCACGGTTTTCAGTTTTTCGATCAATTTAAGCAGGAACTCCGGCACAGGTGCGCCGATGGCCGCCACGTTCTCCAGGATGGAGATCAGCTCGTTAATGATCAGCCACACAATGACAATAGCCGCTATGAGGAACTCAATATTGATGTGCACGCCCACCTGATCCAGGCCGTAGCGCAGCAGGTAGTCCGCGCCCATCGCCACCGCCACGATGACCAAATAGCCTACCTTCTTCAGGATACCCCTGATGCCCGTCCGGCTGCACAGCGTCCCGGCGTTCCACGCCTTGACCATGCCCGTGCCGTAATCCGCCAGCATGGCGATCACCAGCACGATCAGCGGCACGATCAGCTGTACCAGGTAGCTGGAGGCCACGCCCAGCGCGGCGGCCAGCACGGCGATGATGGGATTGATGTTCTCTTTCATAGTTGTTCGTCCTTTCCGGGTCTATGCCCTTTCCGTTTATCTTCCGCTTTTCAGAAGCGCCGCGGCGCAGAAGCCGACGCACACGCCGAGGATGATGTAGATGATGGTCATGGGTTATGCCTCCCCCACGATTTCCCGGTACTCATCCTCCGTCAGCTTGCCCTTAACCACGGCGTTGCGGACCATCTCCTTCGTCCACAGACCGAATTTGTACCACGCTTTGATCTTCTCTTTCATGGCTTATCCCTCCATCATGCTATCGGTCATCATCGCTGTGTATGTGACCTGTGCTTCGATGCGGTCCAGCTGGGTCGGAGACGCCACCGTCTCCACTTTGATCTCTTCGCCGTTCTCCGCTGACACAACCTCCAGCCGGGTAAACGCCGGGATCAGTACTTTCTCCCCGTTAATTATGGCTTCATGGGAGACTTCCTGTGTCTCGATTTCCACCCAGGGGAACCGCTCCGGCAGCGGCACCGCGTCGGTGTTCCAGTAGGCCTGCCCCGCCTGCATATCACCGCCGCACTGGAAGGCGCGGCTGCCGTCTGCGTTCTTTTCCACCTGCACAAACAATTCCATAGCTGTGCCTCCTTACAGATTGATAATCAAGATGTTAACATCTGTTTCAAACGTTCCGCCATTTTTAGCTACGATCCTCAGCTTCCCCGCGTAAGATGTAACCCCCAGCACGGTATCTTGGAAGCCGCTGGAGATTGCCGAGCCTCTGTACTGTGCGAAGCAGACAGACGTTGCCTTGATAGCGCTGTTGCTGTACTCGAAAATGCCGTTTACGAACTGCACATGGACATTGTAGATGGCGGCGATGTTCGCCGTGGACAGCAGACCGTAGTTGTTGTACCTCACCACACCCTTGGGAGTTTCGATCAGTCTGCTGGTATAGTCGGCAGAGTCGTTGTTATAATGGAAGTCGATGTAGCCGCCGTTGCCGGCGGACGCACCGGGAAACAGCTCAATAGCCGCCGGTGAAATTGCCTGCCCAGAGTGGGTGTGGGATGATTCTGCCCCGCCGATATTAGACAGTGCCTGCGCCTGCTGCGCGGCAGTGAGGGACTGAGGAGCGTCGTAGCTCACCGCGCCCACATTGGTTGCCGACAGGGTGATGTTTCCGTTGTTGTCCGGCGTCACGCCGTTCACGCTGGCCGGGTACCCTCTCGGCCCTTGCGGCCCTTGCGGGCCAATCGGACCGGTAGCTCCCGGTTCACCCTTCTCGCCCCTTGCGCCCTGGATACCTTGTTCACCCTGCGGGCCGGTCGCGCCGGTGTCGCCCTTCGGGCCTTGAATGCCCTGCACGCCCTGCGCGCCCTGCTCACCTTGCGGGCCTTGCGGGCCAATCGGACCGGTGTCTCCCTGGGGGCCTTTTAGCGACCCCTTATACTCGTACTGAATGCTGCTGGTGTTGCCGCTGACGGTGACGTTCGTGACCTCGTAGACATAACCGAGAGACGGATTGATCAGGAAGTCGCCCACCTTGTATGCGGCATAGATCGTAGACATTGACGAGGCCGCGCCGCTTTGCGGCGTGCTGGCAGTGGTCTCCCACCAGCCCGTCCCGCGCTCTCCGGTCGCACCGGTGTCGCCCTTATCGCCCTTCGGGCCTTGCGGACCGGTAGCTCCCGGCTCACCCTTCTCGCCCCTTGCGCCCTGGATACCTTGTTCACCCTGCGGGCCGGTCGCGCCGGTGTCGCCCTTCGGGCC